CGCGAAAAAATCATGGAGAATGCTAAAAGTAACAAGAAAGGAAAATTAATTAAAATTATGGTTGTAGCATGGATTATGGCAGCAACACTAGGAGGATGTGTGATAAGTCTCAACATTCAGAAGAATAATCAAAACAGCACACAATCCGTATCGCAGGAAAACGAGGCAACTCAAAAGAATGACAGTACTAACTTTAATATGAATACGAAAAATGGAAAAGAAAGACAGTGATAACAACGAATTGTACAAAGGAATTACAAGACTTGTTAAGACTAAGGAAAAGGATGAAGATGTATGGTTTGCCGTAATTGGTAACATGATTATTTCGCGTGGAAAATTTAAAACAAAAGAAGACTGTATAAAAGACCTAGAAAAAACTGATTATGAACAGATTTGTAAGATTGCTCTTGCTATTGTTACAGCTCTTAAAGATTATAAACCGAAAAAAGTAAAAGAAGTATGAAAGTAAACATCGGGAAAAACACACTAGGTGACAATAACAAAATGTCCGTATCTCTAAAAGAATATGGACGAAGTACCCATGACCTATCTTACGCATGGAGGTCTCCTATGGGGGTAGGCACACTAGTGCCATTCATGAAGCAACTGGCGTTACCGGGAGATACATTTGACATCGATTTGGACACAAAAGTGCTGACACATCCAACAGTAGGACCTCTTTTTGGACAGTTTAAGATGCAACTGGATGTATTCACATGTCCATTGAGATTATACCAAGCTCAACTACATAACAATGCACTGAATATCGGGCTTGATATGAAAAAAGTGAAACTGCCTAAGTTTGAAAACAACTTTCAGGTATTAGAAGGAGATAAGGCGCCGTATAAAAAGTCAAAAAAATCAGGAAAAGGAAGTCTTGCAGAGTACCTGGGGCTAAAGTATGAACCTATAAGGGACAAAGTTAACAATGTCAATGCAGTACCTTACTTTGCGTATTACGACGTATTCAAGAACTTCTACGCCAACAAGCAGGAAGATTACTTCATGATAATGGGTGGAAGTATGATTGTAAACGGAGGAAACGTAACAACTAATGACGGAAATGTATTCAGCAAAACAAGCATTACCGGTATCTATGGATGGTTAAACTTCAATTATGAAAATGTATTAAAAATAACAATAACCAAAAGTCTATGGGATGAATACCAAAAAACGAAAGAATTAGAAACATGGTTTAAATTAGTAGACGGAAGAATATTAAAATTCAACGCAGTACTATACGGGGACGAAAAATTCGAAACAGAAGAAGACAATGTTATCGTAACAATTGACCGACCACGTACAGGCAAGTGGAATATATCAAGTGGAGTACTAGAGAATGATATTAATTATGCTCTAACAGGAATAAATCATGTAGTAAGTAAAGGAACAGTTATAAAAAAATACACAAGCTCCTATAAACTCGAAGAAATCGACAACTTAAGGGAGTATATCCTGAAACAAGGGAAAAAAGAAATATTAATCAAATCGAATACCACGGAAGAATGGCTAAGTACATCATTCATAAAGGATGTGCTGGTAGGAACAGCTCCCACAGGAACAAGCGAACCGAAAGACAAGATGCCAATCATTCAGATGGAGATGGGCGGACTATGCCTAAAAACACTGCAAAGCGACATCTTCAACAACTGGGTAAACAAAGAGTGGGTAGACGGAGATAATGGAATAAAAGCAATTACTGACGTAGCAGTCACTGACGGGAAACTGAACCTGGACAGCCTGAATATTGCACAGAAGGTGTACAACATGCTAAACCGTATTGCGGTATCAGGAGGAAGCTATAAGGACTGGATCGAGACCGTATACACAACAGACTATTACTTTAGAGCAGAGACACCGGTATACGAAGGCGGTATGTCAACAATAATTGACTTTGAAGCGGTGGTAAGTAACTCGGCAAGTACAGCGAGCGGTATAGAAGAACCATTGGGAAGTCTGGCAGGACGTGGATTCAACGGACAAAAGAAAGGCGGAAAGATTAAGATTAAAGTCAATGAACCTTGCTATATCATGGGTATTGCAAGCATTACGCCGCTGGTAGACTATTCTCAGGGTAACGACTGGGACAACTGGCTGGAGACAATGGATGACTTGCACAAGCCGCAGCTGGACGGTATCGGTTATCAAGACCTGATGGAAAACAAGATGCACGGACTGGCAAAGCCGACACTAGCAATAGGAAAGCAGCCTGCATGGCTGGACTACATGACCAACTTCAATAAAACATTCGCAGACTTCGCAGCAGGTGAACAGGAAAGCTATATGGTATTGAACCGTATCTACGATGTGGATGACGAGGGAAAAATCACCAATGCCACAACATATATTAATCCAAAAGACTACACATATATCTTTGCGACCAACACGGAGACCAACAGGGACTTCTGGGTACAGATTGGTTGCGGGGTAATTGCAAGACGAGTAATGAGCGCAGCTCAGATTCCATTAATGTAATAATTAACAATATGGGAAAACCAAGAATAATCAAGGAAAGCCATAACGTGGGATTCTACGTGATGGAGGCCTATGAAGGCAAGACAATAGAACAGAGATGTCGGGAAATGGTAGAGACGGGTGAACCAATCAAGGACACATCACCATTAATATACACGCCAAAAGAAAAGGGAGTAAGACCTGAATACAATGTACGAGCGGACAAGTGGGATATTGCTCAGGGAGCAATGGACGCAGTGAACAGGGAAAGGATTGCTAAGGGACAACAACCTCCTAATGTAGACAATGGAGAAAAAACGCCAATGGGCGCGCCTGAACCAAATCAGGCTGGGCAGCCGAGCTGACACTCGGGTTAAACAACTGTGCGTGCTTCGGTACGCACACAGCCATATATATCAAGTTATGTATAATCGCTTTTGGAAAAAGCGCGAAAACAGCACAATATGGGATTCTTAAATTTTTTAGGAGGCGGAGGAGGCGGTCTAATTTCAGGACTTGCCAACACAATAACAGGAGCCGTACAGAACAAACAGGCACTGGCATGGCAGAAAGAGCAGTGGCAGCAGCAGATGCAGTACGGGCGCGAGATGTGGGAGAAACAGAACCAGGCAGAGAATGAACGCATGGCACTGCAGAACCAGTGGAACAAAGAAGCAGCAGCACAGTCACAGCAGTATGCCAAAGATATGTTTGACTACACGGGTTACGAGAACCAGGTGAAGCAGATGAAAGCTGCAGGACTGAATCCGGCACTGATGAACGGTGGCGGAGGTTCAGCGGGACAAGCAAGTGCAGGAGCCGAAGTACAGCCAGCGCAGGCATTCCAACCAATGGGAATTCAGATGGCATTACAGGCACAACAGGTAATGGCCAACACTCAGCTAGCTAATGCTCAAGCTCAGAAGACAAGAGCCGAGGCTACGGCACAGAACATGCAGAACCTGGTAGGCAGCAGCATAGACCTGGCACAGAAGATTGCCGAGATTGGCAAGACAAAGCAAGAAAAGAAAAACCTGGAGGCTACCTACGTCAAGACAGTGGAAGAGGTCAAAAAAGTTCAGGAAGAGGTTAATAACCTTACGCTGCAGGGAGGTGTATTGAAAGAGAACAAAGAACTGCTTGAGTTCCAGAACGGAGTGAACAGGATTATAAAGAATGGAATACACTTCGATAGCAAAGGCAATGAAATGGATTGGCAGCAGTCGGTAATCATGAAATATTTCGGGCCTATCGGCAAGGAAATGGCACAATGGGAAAAAGACGAACAGCAGGCATTATTCGACAAAGGCGTGCTGGAACGTCTGATGAAAGATATAGATGCCATTGCAACAGGAAAGGCAAACGAATTCTCGCTAGCGGGAATGAAGTTCGACTTAATGCAGAAAGAGTGGGAAAGAGCAGACTTCGAGCTGGAACAGGACAAGGCAGCATCCAAGCTGCTTGATGAGATGACAGGCGAGGGAGAATATGCAAGATTGCTAGGTAAGTTCTTAAAACTACTGTTAGGACACATCAAATAAATCGCGCGCGTACGTATTTCGCACACGCACGGAATAAGATTGATGATAATAATTTGGGCGTCTCCCTACGGGCCGGGCTTTCCGGCTCAGACAAATGCCCTACGGGCATACTCGCCTACAATCCCTGACGCGCTATGCAGAATTCGCTACTATATGGCGCGCAATCGCCGCGCGGCTAGCATACATAACAACAAGGGGTCGGACCACCTGAAGATGGTAACATCATCGGAAGAAGATTGCGACCTCTTGTTGCTATGTATGAATGTTATATTAAAGTAAAACTTAAAAAATTATATGTTATGTGTCTGTATACCAAGTATTTATTGAACAAAAAGTTTTTACCGACGAAGAAAAATGGATATAATCCGCCAACATGCAATGACGAAAGATTGAGATATGTGCCGATAAAGTGCGGAAAGTGCATGGAATGCCGGAAGCAGAAGAAAAGAGAATGGTACGTGCGGCTGTCAGAAGAGTTGAAAAAGCACAAAGGAGCATTATTCCTGACTCTGACATTCAATGAAGAGATGTATGAAGAAACGCGCAAGGCCGTGAATGCAGGAATCCAGCCAACCAATGAAGAGGAGAATGATATGTGCCGTTATGCAATAAGACACTGGCTGGAGCTGATACGCAAAAGAACGGGAAAGTCCGTCAGACACTGGGTAATTACCGAGAAAGGTGAAGACTATAACCGCATACACATGCACGGTATAGTATGGTGCAGAAAGGAGGACGTAGAAGCATGGCGTTACGGATATACCTACATAGGGGACTATGTCAACGGCAAGACAATCAATTACATAACCAAATATATGTTAAAAATTAACGAAAAATGTCCTGGATTCGAGGGGAAAGTGTTCTGTAGTCAAGGTATTGGCCGAGGTTACGAAAAAAGCATAAATGCAAGACGTAACAGATACCAGGGAGAACGTACCATCGAGACTTACAAGGCAGAGGACGGCAGAGAACTGCCAATGCCTAAGTACTACCACGACAAGATATACTCAGAAGAAGAACGCGAAAAGTTGTGGATTGCCAAACAGGAAAGAGGCTACAGATACATAGGAGGTGAAAAGTGCAGTACAGAAGACCTCGAAGAATGGGATAACCTGACAAGATACTATCAGAGACGAGGTGTAGAAGTGTTCGGAGACAAGCCAGACGAATGGGAAAAAGACAAGCAGCGAAAGCGCCTGGAGCGTATGCGTATAGCCAGACGTCGGATGCGCGGAGGTTCCAAAGTTCCCAGAGTTCTCGACTAACATGAAGGTAGGCGGCCAAAGGCCGCGCTTATTAACATGACTACGCGAGGCTAGCTCGCTACTCGGGACAGCACTCCCGAGTTGTCATGCTGCCAACTATGTGCAAGGCTCCAAGTATTCGCCTTGTGGGTGTGCATATCTTATGAAAAGTTGTTGATAAGTAGGTTAATTCGGTTAATAACTCAGTTGATAAGTTGTTAATAACTTGAAGGCTAAAAATTTGGAAATGTCAGAAGAATATATACAGAAAATAGTTATGAACAATGCAAATAAATAAATGAAAAGTTATGAACAAAGTTATGAACAGGATAAATGATTGAAAATAAAGGAATTAACACAGTTATGAACAATTTCAACAGGCTATCATATACATATAGATTTATTTTTAATAGAAAAAATATTATTTGATTATAATAGGAAAAAACGCTCAAAATTTTGTGTTTACAAAAAAATGCCTATATTTGCAATACAGAAAAAACCAATCAAAAAAAATGGAAGAAACAAGTAAAACAATAGAATTATTTATTATCTTTGAAACCGAATTCGTTAACGAAAAAACAGGACAGGTGGTAACTCTAACTACCACATGTGGAAGCTACAAGGAGTTAGGGAGGTATCTAACAGAGATGAATAAAAAATCATGGAGAATGCTAAAAGTAACAAGAAAGGAAAATTAATTAAAATTAT